TGGCCAGCGTTTGAAGGGTGCTGTTGGCTCCGATGAGTTGGAGCAGCCTGCGCAACTCTGTCTCGTCGATCTGGAACCGCGCCCGGATGTTGTCTATGGCCTGCTGAATCGCGGCCAGTTCGAGCTGGCGCGGCGTCGGGATCGCTGGGCTTCCAATGCCGCCAGTGGCCATGTCAGTTCAACTCGTCAACGTTCTGCGCGGCTTGCATCGAACGGACACTCGAGCTTCCGATCAGTTCCATCTCGACTGATGTTTGCGCCAGCCTTTCAGGGATTCGGAACTCCGAAGCGCTGGCGATGACTCGCTGGTACAGCAGCGTGCCGTCCACCAGGAATCTGGCGATCAGGTTCGTGAAGTCATTGGCTTCGACCTTGGCGAAGTGAAACGTGGTCGGGTGCGGCATCAGATTGAGTTTCCCGCGCCAGCGGTAGACCATCTTGCTTGTCGCGTGCGCGTTGAACTCGTAGATCGTGGTTGTGCTTGCCGCAACCGCTGAACTGGCGATCGGCAGCGCGCCATCTGTCGGCTCGCTGTTCACGTCGAGCACAAGGTAGAGCGCATCCCGGATCGGGTTCACGTGCGCTGCGATGGCATGGTAGGCCAGACTCATCAGGCCGAATCCGGATTGCTTGGCGTCGTAGGCGTAGCCTGCGGCAGGACTGGTGCCGGTGAACCAGAAGTGCAGCACACCATCGTGCACGGCCGCGATGATCGAGGTCGGGTCGAGTGCCTTCCACTGGTCCTTGGTGAAGATCAGCTCGGTCGCGTTCTTCACGTTGCCAGCCGAACCTTGGCAAACCTGATAGCCATCGGGCGACGCGAACATGACGCCGTAGCCGTCCAAGTAGGTCATGCTCTGCTTCGAGGTGCAGGCCTGGGGCTCACCCGGCTTGCTCATCGAGTAGTTCGCCGGGTCATTGCCAGTGCATGTGTAGACGAAGCTCTTGGTGCCGATGACGATCGTGTTGTCGATGTTCGCGATTGCAACAATGTCTGTGTCGGTGGTCTTCCGGTAGCTCAGTGGCCATGCAAATGGGTAGCCGGCGACCGACAGGCAGAGCTGGTTGCGGAAGAAGCCGGCCATGATGCCGTTCGGAAGGTGAATGATGCCTTCCATGATCGGGCTCGGCAGGTCCCACAGCTCGGTTTGGAGCACGTCCGGGCCGACCTTGTTGTCAGGCAGCACATCGACGTAGGTTGCCTCTGCAAGAGGGCGCTCGGCAACGAACAGCAGGGCAGTTCCGGTCGCTCCACTGACCTCTCGATAGATGCGCTTGGTCGTGATGCCGTACAGCGGGTCCGTCCCGCCTGGGGCGGTCGTCGGTGTCGCCACGCTGACCGACACGCCATCGGGCCGAAGGATGGTCGAACTCGGGTCGCTCGGCGCCGACTCCCAACCCAGGTCGTTGACGAAGGTGTAGACGTAGGAGGTTGCGGTGTTGACGGGCACATAGCCGGCCGATCCGCTCGCAGTCACATGGTAGGCCGAGTAGTAGGTGCGGCCGTAGGGGGTCAGGTCGTTGTTTACGCCATCGCCGAATCCGCACATATCTCCATCGTCGAAGCTCCCTGTCGCGGTCAGGGTGGCCAGGACGGTCGTCCCGTTGAGCACGGTCGCAATGACGGTTTTGGTCGCGTCGGCATTCAGGGTGACCTGCACCTTCATGATGTTGTTGACCAGCGGCGCGACACCTGGGCATGCGATCGCCGCGATCGGGGCCCGTCCGTACAGGAAACCCCAGTTCGCCGTCTTGTGGATGCCAAGGGCTCCGTTGGTGTAGATCACGCCAACGCCAGCGCCGGTGCTTGTCGCGCAGACGATCATGCCGGCCTGACTTTCCAGCGCGTAATCCCCGGCGATCAGGAAATTGCACGTCGCGCTGAAAGCCGTGACGCCGGCGACACCGAAGTTCCGATAGGCCCAGGCCTCTTGTCCGGGGTTTCGGTTCTCATCGAAGGTCACTCGGTAGGAGCCGCTGTCCTGCTCGATGTAGGCCGAGGTCGAGCCATAGAGGTTGGTGTTCTTGATCCACTTTGTGGAGAGCGATGCGTTGTCGTCCAGTGTGTCGATCGAGAATGTGGTGGGTGTCGAATCGACCCCAGGCGTGACCCCGGGGGCGCTCACCGGCGCCGGCACGCCAAGCGGCCGCGTTGCCACGGGGTAGGGTTCTGCACCGGTGGTTGCCAGTGCATAGGTCGTGAAGCGTGGCGTGGTGTAGAGCGCGGGGCAGGTCAGGAAGGTCAGGTAGCTCGTGTCTCCTGCGATCAGGCCGCGCGCCACGTCAACCTGCTGGGTCCAGGAAAGCCACTTGTCATTGAGCAGGTAGATCGTCTTCGCCGGCCCGGCCGCGAGCACCTTGGTGCTGAGAAACTGCTTCCATGGCTCCAGGTCGCCGGTCTGCATGCGCGCATTGACCGCGGCCTGAGCCGACGTGTCTGGCAGGTTCCGCGGCGTGATGCGCGGGGCCTCGCCGCGGAAGGTTTCGATGTCGAGCTTCATGCGGCCTCAGAAGGTCGGCCAGGGGGCCGTTGGGATGGCGATCGGCCGCACGCCGCGCGTCACGCGGTACTGCGCGACGTAGTGCTGGGTCGAGAAGCCTTGATTGGTGGCAAACACAAACGACCCTCCTGATGGCACATTGGGAGAATCTATATTTCCAGCAAACGTTGCGCTGCCGATGGCTGCACCGTTGATGGCAAGCGTGAACGTCGAGCCGCTGCGAATAAACTGCACGAACAGCAAGGTGCCGCGAGCAATAGTGACGTTAGTATCAATCTTGGCCCCCCAGCCACCTGGGGACCCAACGCTTGCAAAACCAATCCACGCAGACCACTTATCTACTTGATCAAAACCACCTAGAAACAATGGGAATGTTGGGTTTTGAGTGATTACCGGGTCCTCATAAGCACCCCCACTAGGCGTGGAGTCAATCCACAGGAAATACTCGATCGTGAAGTCTCTATTGTCGAGTGTCAACCCATCCACATAGCCAGTTCCATATTGAACACTGATGCCGTTTCCAGATACTCCTGGAACCTTGATCATCGGCATACCGAATACCAAGTGATCCGTCGATACAACAGGATCATTCGGCGGATTTCCACTAACCGCAACGGCCCGGTTATGCGGCGAGCGGTCGATATTTGTCGTGTCACCCGGCATCAGCAACAGCACGTCGGCGAATAACGGGTCATTCCCGGCCCGCCTGACCGTCACAACATGGGAGTTTTCGCCAACTCCGCGGGTTGCCAGAAGCCCGGAACCGGTGATGTCAACGATCCGAATATTACGGTCGCCGAGAGGAGCACCAGCATTGCGCATTTCGAGGTACTTCGGGAATGCTGATGCCGCACCCTTCGGGTAGGTCGACTTGGGCGTAATCGAGAAGGTCATGCGATCGTCAAGGTGACCTTGCCAGCATCGACACCAGTGCCGCGCACGAACGTGAAGCCAACCCCAACGATGTCGAGCACTGTCGCATCCGGGCCACCCAGGTTCACGCCGTTGTAGCGGAACTGGATGTACTGAGGCATGTCGCCGGGCGCGACTGAAGGAAGGCCTTGCGTTGCGGGGGCAATACCGAAGCTGGTTTCAACCATGGTCAGATACTCAGTTGTTTGGTGCGCATGACTGGAGAACGCACGCCGACGATGCCGCTCGGAAGCGCGCCCGCGTTGTAGCCGGCCTGGGCATCGCTGGCGGCGCTGCGAATCTCGGCCTGAAACCGACCTTCACGGATCACGGCTTCAGTCTTGTCGACCCAAGGCACTCCGGGGAGTTTCAGCAGGTAGCCCAGTGCGCCGTCTTCGAGCGTGTAGTCCCAATTCAGCAGCAGCGAGTCGTCCAGGCTGTTCGAGCCACGCTTGGGCTGAAGGATGACGCTCGCGGTCAGCGGATAGGCTGCGTCTGGTGTGGGGTGTACGGCAAACTGGCCGTGCGGAACGTACTGGTAGCGGTCTGGCGTGTCGCGCGCATCGTTGGAATCCCACTCGCTGGAAACGCCCGGGGTGAGCGGATGGGTGTCAACGCTCGATGCCGTGATGCTGATCGCCTCGATGCCGATGATTTCGTTGTAGGTGTCGCTTCCGAGGCTGTAGAGCGGGTAGACACGGTTTCTGCCGATGCTGTAGGCCTGAGCGGCGAGAGTTGCGCCGCCGTAGACCACCGACAGCACGAGGTGGGTGTCATCGGTCACGCTCAGAACGGTGTAGACAACCGAGTTGGGCCCGGTGAAGGTGTCGCCAGCCACGACATTTGCCAGCCAAGCGGTGCCAATGCCAAGCACGGTCGCGCTTGCGTTTGTCACGGTCGCGGTGCCGGCGGTGTAGGGCGTGACCACCGGGGCCATCGTCGAGCCAGGGATCGTCGCTTTCAGCCAGCGGCTTTTGTTGCAGAACTTCCGCGCTGCGTCGATGTAGGCCTTCACCAACGTGGTAGTCGGGCAACTCGGGCAGAACTGCGCCACCGAGCTGATGATGTCGATGACGGCAACTTGGGTCATGTCAGGTTCCAGCTGGTGCGGTGGATTTCGGGGACACGGCGATCTGCGCCTGGGTGCGCAGGCCGACCATCTTCTGCCACTCGGTGCGGTAGTAGCCGGCTTTGGTCAGGTCCTGGCGGACGGTGTTCTCGGCGTAGGCTTCCCCGAGGATGAAACACTTGATCGCGTGCTCGAAGATGTCGGCCAGGTTGATGATCTGGGTTCCTACCGTGATCTGGGGCGGCGTGGTGCCGTACAGGGCATTCACGCTGCCGTTTCCATCGTTGGGCGGGAAAACCTCGAAGCGCAGCGGGTCGCGCGAGTCCTGGGTCCATTCCTGCACATGGGTTTCCTGGGTTGCGTTCGGCCAGTAGCGGTTGGCCGAGTCGAGCAGGCCGCGCGGAACCTGTGTCACGCGCCGTTTGCTGGCCGTGTTCTCATAGATGTCGAGGATGGCCGTTGCGCCGGCCGGCAGGATCTGGTGTGTCCCGGCCACCAGCACCACCGCACCCCGTGTGTCATACGCCTCGGGTTTCACGCCGCAGATGGCGCGCTCGCCCTCGCTCATCAGCAGAAAGAACGTGGCATCGTTCCATGTCACACCCGGCGAAGGGTCGAGCAGGATGCGGCGCACGCTCGTGATGATCGCGCTGGCGAGAATGGTTCCCATGTCAGAGGACTCGGGTTTCTTCGTGCGGGTTGGACGAGGTGTCCTGCGGAGTGTTCTGCGCCGCCAGGAACGCGGCGCGCATGTTCTCGGGGTTCAGGCGCGGGTGCAGCTTGTAGCCGCGGGCCTGGGCTTCGGCGCGCACATCCTCATCGGGCATGCCAGCAAGGTCTTCGGCGGTGAGGTCCTGACTGTTGACGCTCAGTTTCACGACATCGAGGCCAGCCGCGGCGCTCTCGGCTTCCTTCACGACTTCGGCGCCAGGCCGCTCCGTCGCGCCGTGCACGAGGTAGACATCCGGGTGGTTGCGATGCATCAGCACCGCGATCGCGGCCGGCACGCGCTTGAGGTCGCCCTTGCCTGACCACACCACACCAGTGGCGTAGATCAGGTCGGCATGCCGGTCCACATCGAGCACCAGCTCGACAACAGCAGTCTTTTCGGTTTCGTCGCCCATGTGTCTTCTCCTGGTGAAAATGGGGAAAGGCCCCGGGCCTTGTGAGCCAGGGGCCTAGGTCGATCAGCTCGGCGAGCCGATCATGTTGCCGCCGGCGATGGCGGTGACGAAACCACCCGCAGTCAGCGTTCCGCCCGTGTTGAGCAGGATCTGGAGAATCCACTCGACATCGAACTTGATTGGCACGAAGCGGCACTGGAGGATGCCGCCCGCCTGCAAGGTCGTCTGGCCAGCGGCGGCGAAGTAGTTGTCCACCGGCGTCAAGGTGTCGACGGACTTGAACTTCAGGTAGCCGACCCGGAACAGGCTGGTGGCGGTCGATTCCACGTCATCGCAGTTGAGTTGCAGGGTGCAGATTTCAAAACCAGCCGGCATCCGGAAGCTGATGGTGTCGGCCGCTGTCAGACTGGTGATCGAGGCCCGATCCCAGATGTTCACCCCGCGGCCGTCGACGGACATCGCCTTCGGACGCGAGTAGTTGATCGCTTGCATGTCAGCCATTTGAGGCTCCTTGAAAAGTTGAAGGGTTCACGAGGGGGCCGAAGCCCCCATCAGGATCAGCTCGGACGCTTGCGCACCACGCTGTCCACGACCATGACGCCGTAGTCGGTCATTTCGAGCTGGCCCGATGCGTTCGGCAGCGACCAGCGCAGTTTTGCCTCGGTACCCATGAGTTCACCCGCGAACTGGAGGTCACGACCGAAGTTGTCGGTGTTCTTCTCCAGCAGCGTGTAGGTCTCTTGGGACTGCTTGTTGCCACCCGAGACACAGGCCAGGGCCTGAGCGCCGAGAAACAGCGAGCGCGCGACCTGATGGGTCGTCGGCAAGGCCGCGTTGATGGTCTGCGCCGATTCCGTGGCGGTCAGCCGGTTGGCCACCGTCACGATGTTCACGCTGTCGCTTGGGTCGAAGCGGATCGGGAAGTTCATCTTGCGCAGCAGGATGTTGTTCCAGAGCATGACTTCGCCGCTGAACAGCGGGTGAGCCTTCATGTTGCCGTACTCGGCGCGGCGCATCGCGTCGGTCTCGAACTTCCGGATGTTGTTGTTCGAAGTGTTGTCCTGGATGAAGTTGTCCCAGACCAACTGGTCCATGAAGAACACGCCCTTGATCGGCGAGTCGCCCGCGGCCGGGTCATCCGGGATGCGGATGGGGCGCATGCGGACGGGCATTTCCGACCAGATGGCGGCCAACTCGTCGACCACGGTCAGGCGCATCACGTCCGTGGAGGCGATCGAGCCGAGCTGCAGCCCGCCTTGCACCAGCGTACCGGCCGACACCACGAAATGGCGGTTGTAGGTCGGGGCTTGCACCGGGTTGACCATCAGCGCGGCCAGGCCGGCATCGGGGCCCGTGGCGGTGTTCGCCGGCAGAATCCAGTCGACGCCATCGGACTTGCCGCGCGCGCCGGCCATCTGGACCAGCGAACGCTGCCAGCGGAACCGCGGCATGGCCTCGGTGAGCTGGTAGATCGCGTTCTTGCGCAGGCTGTGCACCGTGCGCTGCTGGCTCATCTTGCCGCCCGCCGAGATGGGCAGGGTGGCCATGTTGAGCAGCAGTTCCTGGATGCTGTAGTCCAGCGCCGGGCCCATGCCTTCCGCGTTCTGGTCGCCCATGATGGCGACGAACTTGGCGATCTGACCGCAGTCGACCTGCACGCGGTCACCCGCGGTCTTGGTCAGTTCGTCCACGCGCAGGATCGGCATGAACTGGGAGGTCTGCTGCTTCTGCTTGCGCAGCACATCGTCTTCGGTGGGCATCGGGCCCGACAGGCTGTTCAGCGGGGTGGCTTCGCGGCCGACCATGAACGACAGTGTTTCCGACCACGATTTCTTCGCGATCTGACTGGTCGTGTTGACGACAGTGGTAGACATTTTTTGGGTTCCTCAGAGGGTTTGGGTGTACCCGCCTCGAATCAATCCTCGGGCAACTCGGCGAGCAACTGCTCGTTGGTCTTCGTCGCCCATTCAGCTCGTTTCGAGGTCAGGGTGGTAGGTGTTGACTTGCCGCGCACGTCGCTGACGCTGACCGGCGCAGTCTTGGCGACCTGCTCGATCTTGGCCTTCGCTTCCGCGGCGGTCGGTTTCTTCACTTGAGGGGTTGAGGCTTCCCCGATTTCATCCTTTCGCATCCGGACCACCTCGGCCAGTCGATCGGCGAGGGGCTTCCCGGTCCACTTGGGCGATCCGCGCAGCAGGCTGTCGATCTGCTTGGCTCGCTCCCAGTTGGCCTGGCCTTCCTTCGTCGTGCGCCACACACCCAACTCGGAGAGAGCGGGGTTGTCGTCGATCACGTCTTGGACGGCATCGGGAATCGGGTCAACGGTGAAATCGGTTTCTGGCTCGGCCAAGGCAGGTTTGACCTTCTTGATCAGCTCCTGATTCTCGGCGAGTACGTCCTTGATGAAGGTGGCGGCCTCGGGGTGAAAACCCTCCAGGTCAGCCATGACTTCAGGCTTCAGAGCCTTCGGCTGCTCGGCAGGCACAAGCGCTTTCAATCGCGCCAGCTCTGCTTCTGCGGCCTCGGCCCGGCGAAGTGCGGCGCGTTCTCCTGCGCGCGCTGCCTTGACGATCTTGCGGTCGTGGCTCGGGGCTTCTGCCACAACGGGCTGGGCCTGCTCGCCTTCGATTCCTGCCTGTTCGGTGGTCTCGGCGGCCTGCTCTTCGGTCTTCGGCTCTGCGGCGACTGCGGGTGCAGCTGCTGCCTGCTCGATGACCACGGGCTGGTCCTCCGGCTCCAATTCGGGCGGGTGGTTCCTGGCAACGATCTCGTCAAAGCTCAAGGTCTTGTCCATCTTCTCAACTCCTGCCGATACGGTCGGCTTCCGGGCGTTTTCCACCCTAGACCTGTGAGGTTCACGGCTTCGAGGGGGTCAAGTCCTCGGGCCGGCATCCGCTGGATACACCCCCGATGCGCGCGGCACCTGCAACGGGGGGCTGGTTCTGGCGATTCTATGAACGGTCAGGCTGCTGCGGTTGCCGGCGCCATGGCCGGCTCGCTGCGTTGCTGGGCGACGGGCGGGGAGCCTGCGGCTTCGGCCATCGCCTCGTCGATCAGGCGCTTGCGTTCGGCCTCGGGATCTTTGTACGGGTCGGGTTCGCCCTGGGCGAGCGCCATGGCATGGCCGATCTCGACGGCCTTGGCGTTGTTCAGCTCGGTCGCGCTCTTGGTGTTCTCGATCTTGGCGGCCAGGCCTTCCATGGTCAGGGTCTGCATGGCCTGGGCGGCTTGGGCCTGCTTCTGCTTCTCGGCTTCGGCGGCCTGCTGCATCTGGGCCATGTTCTGCTTGTCGCTGGCCGTTGGGATGTTCAGCGCGCGGCGGATGTCGTCTGCGCGCTCCTGGCGGTCTGGCAGGTCGGTCATTTCGACGAAGCTCGGGGTCATGATCGCCGCGGCCTGCGGGCTGGCTTGGGCCAGGGCCTGGATGACGGTCGCGACCTGCTGCTGCTGCATCATGCGGTAGCTCGGGGTGCTCGGGACTTCGCCCAGACCGACCCGCAGCGATGCATCGGCCACGCTGTTGACCATGTTGCCTTGCTCGTCGAAGTCGTTCAGCACCACGACACGGCGGCTTGAGCCGGAGCCGATCCGGCACTGGAGCTGCGCGGCCGAGTGATCCTCGATGAGTTGGTCGAGCAGGATCTCGTGCACCATCCCGCGGGAGTCGCGGTAGTTGTCGTTGAGGTCACCCATCGCGACGGCGCCTTGCTCGATCAGCAGGCTGTTGGCGATGCCGCTTGTCACGCCGCTTTGAGCCTGGCCGAGTTGCGAGCCGTAGACGCCCGGCACGTCCTGGATCAGCTGCTTCGCGTCCTGCATCATGTCGATCTGCTCTTTCTGCATCTCGAGCGAGTTGCCGACCGTGAATGCGTTCTGGTTCTTGCGATTCGGGTTCAGCACCACCGTGAGGTCGGGTCGCATGATGGCGTCGGCGATCTGGGCCAGGGTGTTGGCCTTCTGGTCGAGCGCATCGTTGTCCATCATGATCTGGCGCGCGCGCAGCATCCAGTTGATGCGGATGCGCCTGGCGTTGTACTCGTCCTGCGGGCCGATCATCCCTTCGACCAAGCCATACGGCGTCTGGTCCTGGTCGTCCCGGTAGGCGAAGAAGGGGACGTAGGGGAAGACGCGGCGTGCGGTGCCAACGTCCTGCAGCCGATGCGGGCCGGCGTAGAGCGCACAGCGAACTTGGCTGCTGATGGTCTTGGTGATCTGGACCTTCCCGGACATCACGGCGTTGATGTGGGTCTGGTTCTGTTCGTTGAACAGCACGCGGCGGGTTGGCCCGAGTTGGAGAACGATCGCATGAGCCGGCACGCGATACCAGACCTCGTACATCTTGATCCGGCGCCGGCCGGTGTCGAACCATTCGGTGCGCTGGCGGTACTTGGCGAAGTTCTTGTAGTCGCTGAAGGCGTTGACCTGGGTCAGTTCGTAGTCGGTGTTGTCGAACTTGAAGTTCATCCACCCATTGGCGGCGTTCTGGAGCACCTTGCGGTGCTGGGGCATCGTGGCTTCCAGCTCGTCGAGGTCGGCCCACTCCTTGTGCACCAGCCAGCGGGCGTCGCGAAGCAGCGGGTCCAGGGCGGCCCAGTCCCACCAGACCTTGCGGCGGTCGATGACGCGCACGCGGTGCGGGTAGTTCAATGGATCCGGGTCGCGATCGACCTTGCACCAGCCCAGGCCGACCCCGACTTGGCCGGCGTAGGCGCCGCTAACACCCATGTCCACCTTGGCTTCGCGTCGCGCCTCCTTCATGGACAGGCTGAGCACGTCGCACACGTCCGATTCGTCGTCGTCGTCAGCCTCGATCTTCACATCGGTTCGGCTCTTGGCCTCTTGCCCGAGGATGCCGCGCACGATGCGGCCGATCAGGTTGGTTGGGCGCAGGTCGCTCATGCCCTCGGCGCGCATCTCCTGCTCCTGCATGGGCGTGTACTGCTTGCCGTCGATGTAGCCCGCGGCGAGGTCGGCTTGGTCGCGCCAGTAGTTGGGCTGGTTGTCGCAGTCGGAGAGCATCCGCTCGAGTGCGGTCAGGTTCCAGCCGTTCTTGGCTTCATCGCGGTCCTGGTCGACGTTCACGATGTCGCTCTTGAGCGGCTTCATCGTGCGCGGCTGGTACTCGGTGTCGTCGGGGCTGGCGATCATTTGTATCCCATCTTCTGGCGGAAAACCGCGTAGTCGGATTGCGAATTGCGGTTGTCGTCCCCCGTGATGACCAGTCCCTCACCGGCACCGAGCATCATGTACTGGCCGGCGTCGGCTGGGTGGCTGTACTTGTCCTTGTCCGGGATGTCCCGATGGCGGTCAGTGCCCACTACCTTGATCCGCTTGTAAGCGTACCCGCCTTGGCAGGCTTTGCGCAACGTCTTGGCGTCAGGGTGGATCAGCAATCCGGGCTCACCGTCGATCAGTCGACGCATTGGGCCGCTGAAGGCCTCGATGCGGAGCACGATGTCGTTGTCGCCAGGCGCTGGGACTGCTTCGATGCCCTTCGAGGCCATGATCTGGAAGGCGGTGCGCTCTTCCACGTCGCCACCCTGGCGCTGGCCACCGGCTGGGTCGCCATAGATCCCCATGATCGGCCAGCCGTTGTAGTGCACGCCAAGGAAGCGCTTCAGTTCGTCGGCCATGCGGTGGATGCCGGTGTCCTCGGTCACGATCTCGTGCCGGATGCGCCACTGGCCGGAGTGCGTGCGCTGGCCGATGATCGCCGCTGGCGTCAGGCCGAAGTCCAGGCCGATGTAGATGCCCAGCTCTTTGATGAGGTCGAACTCGCGGCACATGGCCACGTCTTTGTAGTCCGGGTAGACCGGCATCCCGGTCTTCACGAAGCCGTACTCATTGCCCAGGTTGACCGCAACCCAGTCGGCTTCCTTGCCCTGCGCGCCGGAGATGTAGTAGTCCGATCCGCCCATCAGGTTGCGCAGGTTCTCGGCTCGCGGGTTCGGGCGCCAAGGTGCGTTGATGCCGTCGCGGATCAGACCGCCAGGCTGTCGGAAGAACTCCCAGCCGGGCGGCCGGGTCTCTTCAGCCATGGCGTAGTACCAGTGGTCGGTGTCGCAGGCGTTGGTGTCGCCGAAGATCCCGTGCCACGTTGGCCCGCCGTCGCCAGCAGCCGGGAAGCGGCCGGTGCGCAGGTCGATCATGGACACGATGCCGAAGGGCAGCTCCTTGGTCTCGTTCAGCCACGCCGCGGTGATCTGCATGCCACGCAGCTTTCGGACATCGTCTTCGCGATCGAGGGCGAGGAAGACCATCTCGGCCACCACACGGGTCGGTTTCGCGCCTGGTCGAGAAGGCGGCAGGTTGAAGTCGAGGAAGTGGCACGGGCTTTCGCGCCCGCCGCCCACGTAGCGCCCGAGCGGCCTGAACATGGCCAGCCAGTCCTTGACCGTGGTGCCCAGCAGCTCACCGTAGGTGTTGCGCACCGCAACAATGCGGGTCTGGCGCTTGCCCTCGCGGTCTGGCCGCTGGTTGAGCATGATCCGGAAGGCTTTCCAGCAGCTCGCGTTAGTCTTTGAGCTGTTGCCTGTCACAAACACGGTGCCCTGACAACGCGCAATGAAGAACCCTGTCGATGTCGTGAAACAGTATTTCCGCCCGTCCGTGGATTGGAAACGCGCGATGGGCGTTTTGCTCCCTACATTGGCGCCGTTCTTTCGGCTCCCTGGGCTGCAGATGTACACCGCAATAGACGGCTTCCATCCTTCGCGCTGTTGCTTGACTCGAATGGTCGCGCGAAAGCCCGTGGCATGCGCCGCAAACTGGATCGCATCGGCCCAAGCCGGGGCAGTCGTGAAGAACCGGCGCTCTTTGTGGTTCGCCAGCCCGTCCCACAACATGGCCTCCTCAAGCACAACACCAAGTTGCCGGGTGGATAGCCCCCACACGAATTCCAGCGATTTCGGCCAAGCCGGGCGGGTGAACACAAAGTTGTGTTCTGTCGGGCGGTTGGCCCCTATGCGGTCGTCGAAACTGATGCCGCAGGCCCGCAACAGTTGGGCGACACGCGCAACCTTGCGCGGCTTGCGAACGCAGACCATGCACTGATTCCCAGCCTTTGGGTAGTGCGCGTCAGCGGCAACCATCACTCGCAACCGAACTTCGTCGTCGCTCATCGGCGCATCGGCCCGATCTAGGGCGAACGTCGTCGGGATGTGGCGGATGCTTGGACGCGCCGCCATTTCACCAGCGGTGACGACGCGGAACTCGCCGCGGTAGTCGAAATAGGGCACTCGATGTTCGGGAGACAACTCCATCACGAGGCTGCCGTCGCCGAAGCGGATGAACTGCTCTTGCGGATCCATCAGTCGGTCCACGTGCTCGGCACGCTCAAACGTCATCTTGCCGGCATCCCACACAGCCACTTGGTCTCCTGGCTGGTATTCGTCCATCCTGCGCCAGCCAGAGGGAGTCAGAAACTCTGAATCGCCCGGCAAACAGCCCAGCGGGCCCATGATGAACGATCGGCGGGCCTGGGATGCGATGTAGCGTTCGAGCGTCGGGCCCTGGGGCTTGTAGCTGAACTCCATGCGCCGCTCGCCGGCTTCAGCTTCGGGGGTCGCCAGGACTGCGTTCATTGGGAGAGCCCATCCGCTGGCAGGTCGGCGATTTCGAGCGCAGCATGGCGCACCAATGCAGCATGCTTCTCATCCGGCTCCCGGTTCATCACGCCGTCGATCAACGCCAGCAGTAGTCGGATGCGCTGGTCAGGATGCGTTGCCCCAAGAATCGGCTTCGGATCGGCCAGCCTTGCGAGAACAGGGTCGTCAAATCCACTCATCGAGCAGCCCTGACGACTAATCTTGAGCTTTTCACAGCCTCGAATCGGCTCAGCCCGTATTTTCTGGCTACAGCACACGCACTCTTCGCGTGAATACTGGATATTGTTCGGCCAGCACCGCGTGTCGGCTGGATTTTCCGTGGCGTCATCTTCGAGCGGCCAGCGTCAGTATTCATCGGGTTCGGGCTGGCCAGCGGTCGGCGAGTCCGGGTCGCCCTTGCCAGTGAAGTCGCGCACGATGACGGTGTAGCGCTCGCCGCCCTCGGCGGTGTTGCTCAGGCCGAAGGCCTCGCGTTCCATGCCGATTAGCTTGCCCAGCGCTTCCATCTGGTCCTTGAACACCTTGGTGCGCTTCGGCAGGTCAGCGATCAGCGCGAACGCATCGCCCACCTTCTTGCGCTCCGCATCCGTGATCCCGCCATCGCTGTGCTCGAGCAACTCGTACAGCCGGTGGAACAGGTCCGGGGAATCGACCGAGGCCATGACCTCGGCGAGCAGCTGCATCGCGACCGCGCGAGCGTTGGAAAGCATGCCTCGATGCGCTATGCGAATCGCCGCTTCAGCCGCGCCGTTCACCAGCACAGTTGCCGTCTCTGTGGTTGCCGAAGTCGCTTTGGCAACTTCCCTGGCAACTTCCTTTTTGGCAACCAGCTCGTCAGCCTTGGCGTGGATCCTTGACTTGAGGTCACGAGTCCAGCCCATCTCCTTGGCGCGCTTCTGGACTGCGGTGTGGGAGCAGCCTGCTCGGGTGCCTATCTCACGTTGGGTGAGGATACCGGCACGATAGTCCAGCTCGACGCGCTCCCAGTCGATCGGGAGAAGGTCTGCGGCCTTTGGCTTGTCAGCGGGCATAGCAGCCGAGGATGATCTTGACGATTGCGCTCATGCCACGCATGACCGGCACGGTCCCCATTGGGATGTAGAGCACACCAGCACACTCGCAGGCGCGGGAAATGTCAGGGTGCGGGTCTTGAAGCACCGCCAGGGCTGGAACGATCGGGTCATGCGAGCTGGTTCGCTCCAGCATGGCCTTGTAGTAGAGGACTTGGCCGATTCCTGCCGCTACGTTCTGCGGAGAGAAGCAATCCTTGACCTCGATCAGCGTGATTCTCCCATCGTGGTGCTTCACTGCGCGGTCGACGCGCCACTTGCCGTTGATCGAGAACTCGGGGTGGATCGATTTGATGTCGCCCCCGATGATGTCGGTCACCGTCACCCACCGAGCCAGCAACATGGTGTCAAGGGCGGCGACGGCTCTGCGTTCACCGGTCAGGGCGGCCATTTCACCCAACGGCACAAGTTCGCCGACAAGCCTATCTGCCTCAACTCGAGCGGCGGGATTTTTTACAGCCCAGCCTTGCGTCTTGCATTTCAGCTCGACCAACTCCGAGGCTGCATTCGACAAGTTTTCAAGCACCTTGCGGTACTCTTCCATCAGCATGCTTGCTTGTGATGTTCCCATGGGGTTGGAGTGTATCCAAGCCTTGGGCGTCTCGCGAAATGGGCCCGACCGGGTTTGAAGCGGCCGGGCCGAAAGGTGGTTTCCCACCAAGGGAGACAGAACGACAACCGCAGCGGGGAATCCGCTTACCCGCTCGGTGATGGGATTGTGCCTGAAGTGGGAGTGATTCGGGGCCGGCGCGCGCTGTACCTGCGCGGCCGGCCCTTCACTCGCACCGCCATCAGTGGGGAGGCGGCACCCCGGGTTGGGGTGGGGCACCGGGTTGCGCCCGATGCCCCTGAACTCGCGGCGGCAGCTCCACCTTTACCACCCTGGCCGGGCCCATGTGCTGCTTCGGTCCTGTTTGGACGCCTGAATCCGTGGGGCGGATGGTAACCTGGAACGGACCTGGAACGCAACTAGAACGTTCTAGATCCGTTCTAGGTGCCGTTCTAGGCGTTCGAGGTTGCCGGTTACTTGCATCCGGCGCCTACACGATCCGCTACACGCGGTGCTTTGGCAGGGGGCGCGAGGCCCGCCCGGTTCCCCTCATTGCTGAGGGCGGGCCGCTCGGTGGGTTGTTCGATCAGCGCGAGGTCTTGCTCGACTTGGTGTCCTTGTAGCCGCTGAAGTCGGCCTGGGACATCACGGTCCGCTTGGTGGTGGGGTCGGCCACCACGTGCGCCGCGGGTTGGCCGGTGTCGGAGTCCTGGTCGGCATCCGGCGTGCTGCTCATCTCGGCTTCCCGGCGCTGCAGGGTCTGCTTCGGGTTCATGATCTCGCTGGCTTGGAAGGGCTTCATGGTCAGCTGGCTTTCTTCGTGGGCATCCGGCTGTGCGCCGGGGTCATGGGCATGGTGATGCGGCGGGTCGAACTGCTGACGATCGTGGGCGTGGGCGACTGGTTGTTCTCGTCGGCGTCCGGGCCATCAGCATCGGCCATGTCCAGCGCATCCTGCTGCGGGCCGCGCACAGCCACCGGTGGTGAAGCGTGGCTTTTCTGCGTAGGCTGGAAACCTTTGGGCATGGCGCGCTCCGTGGTTGGGTAGGCGCAGTGTATCGCGCTCAGAAGTCGCCGTCAGCGTCGTAGGCGGCCTTCATCGAGGTTCCCTTGTTGCGCGCCGGCGCCGGGTTCTTCTTGGCCACGGCCATCGGCACCTTCGCTGGCCGGCTGGTCTTGGCCGGGGCGCTCACCTTCGTGCTGGTCGGCACGGTCTTGCGCATCTCCTTGCGGTCGAGGGCTTCCTCCTTCTTCGAGCCCTCCTTCATGCCCTTCGGCTCCGCGTCCCGCTTGGACTTCTCGAATGGTGCTGCTTTGGCCATGTCGGCGCTCCTTGGTGTGCCCGCCTTGGTGCGGCGGCGGGCTGGCCGCATGGGGTCAAGCGGTGAAATGAACGATCTGGCCGTCGAGCGTGGTGAGCACTTTGTGCGTTGGAGTCACATTCACCGTGCCGTCCGGAAGATGGTCGTCGCGCTCGAAGCGCTCGGGGTTCAACACCTTCGGGCCGGCGTTGCGCTCCTGCTCTGCGCGGCGCGCGGCCGACTGGATCTTGATGTCGATCGACTTCAGCTTCGGCTCGTCCATGGGGTTCTCCGCGGGTCATTCGTTCGATCATCATCGAAGGCCAGAAACATCAGGCAGTTGCTCACCATGCGCAGCAGCTCGTCGGCATCCTCGTCGGTGAGGATAGCTGCGCGCGCCTCCACAGCCAACAACTCGGCCTGGATGGCAATGTGCGCAAGT